TTAACAGCAACGGATTCACTCTTGGTTCAACCGGATCGTTTGGTATTGGATCAAATGGTTTTAATAACGCCACTTGGACATTCAGAAAGCAACCCAAGTTTTTTGATATTGTGACTTATACGGGGAATGGCACAGCAAACAACACCATTCCGCATGCACTTGGAAGTACCGTAGGCGCAATTTTTATAAAAAATATTACCAACGGCTCAAACTGGATTGTTTGGCACCGCAGTAACTCAAATGAAATACTGTGTTTAAACCTTGCAAATGCGAACATAGGCTCGTACTCGGGGTATGTTCATGATGTGACATCCACCTCATTCCAAGTCGGAACTTCAGGACAACCCAACCCAATTACCACCAATGCCAGCGGTGACACTTATGTTGCCTACCTCTTTGCCCACAATGCAGGAGGCTTTGGTAATGCTGGCACAGACAATGTGATTACTTGTGGGTCATACACGGGCACGGCGGCGGCAGGTAACTTCGTCAACCTTGGGTATGAACCTCAATGGATAATGGTGAAAAACGCTAGTTCTGGTTCTACGGACTGGAGCATTTTTGACACTATGCGAGGCATTTTTACTAACGGTCTTGATGCTCAATTAGCCGCACAAAGTAGTGCGGAAGAGAACGGCATTTGGGGAGCACTCAATTGGATTGATGTAAACGCAACTGGTTTCACGCCAGACCCGCTCGGTGCTGGTTACGGCGATGTGAATGCATCGGGCTCAACATACATCTACATTGCTATTCGTCGTGGGCCAATGAAAACACCAACGACAGGAACAAGTGTTTTTAGTGCTAATAAATCTGCCGCATCTGCTGGAACTCAGATAACGACAAATTTTGTTGTTGATATGCAGATACAAGGATATAGACCCGGAGATTCTGAAAACTTTGCAGTTGCGGATAGACTTCGTGGCGTTAGTACGACAACAACACAAACAATAAAGAACCTAACGACATCATCAACGGTTACAGAAACCACAGTAAACGGATCTCAAACAAGATATTGGAATAACACAGGATTCCAGCAATCCTCTTATCTTGCTGGTGCTGATGGAATTTTTTGGAGTTTTCGTCGTGCCCCTTCCTTTATGGATGTGGTTTGTTACACAGGTAATGGCGCATCAAGTCGTTCAATAACTCACAATTTAACTGTTGCGCCTGAAATGATAATTGTGAAGTCTCGTAACTTAGCAAGCACATCTTGGGATGTTTGGCATACAGCAAATGGTGTTCCAAGCGTCATGTATTTAAACAGCACAAGTGCCAAATCAACACTTAGCGGGCACTTTGACACATTACCAACGGCATCAGTGTTTTATGTCGGAGGTTCCGCTTTTGTCAACGAATCTGGCTATACCTATGTCGCCTACCTCTTCGCCTCATGCCCCGGCGTGAGCAAGGTCGGTTCGTACACAGGAACTAGTAGCAATCAAATAATTAACTGTGGCTTCCCTGCTCGTTTTGTAATGATTAAACGGACTAACGGTACATCCGATTGGTGGGTTTGGGACACTACTAGAGGAATGGTAAATGGTGAGGATTACAGATTGCCAATAAATACCACAAGCGGTGAACCTAATTCAAATTGGGTTTTAACCAACGCAAATGGATTCCAACTTGTTGACTCAAATGTAGCCATCAATACTGTTGATGGAACATACATCTTTCTCGCAATTGCTTAAAGGAGCAAAAAATGGAAATTCGTATTCGTAACACAGGTGAGGTGATGACTGAAATCACCTTCCGAGACACATTCCGTGATCGTGTCCTTCCTGCTCAACTAACTGCTGAATGGCTGGAAAGTTTTGCTGGTGGGTGCGATGTGGTTCTTGAAGGACCTCAAGCAACAACACAATACCCATACGAGTTCAGTTACCGCAATGGCGTTGAGCAGATTGACGGCCAGTGGTACACCAAGTACTCTGTTGGTCCGGTTTTTGTATCTGACAGCGATGGTACGGCTGAAGAAAAAATGGCCGAATATCGGGCGCAGAAGGATGCCGAGCAAGGCAAGAATGTTCGTCAAACTCGCAACGAAAAGTTGAAAGACTGCGACTGGACTCAACTGGCTGACAGCACTGCTGACAAGCAAGCATGGGCAACTTATCGTCAGGCTCTGCGTGATGTGCCTGCACAGGCTGGTTTCCCTTGGAATGTCCAGTGGCCAGATCAGCCCTAATGTGATGTGGACCCGTTCACACTCCTCATGGCGGCGCAAGGAATTGTGGCCGGTATTCGGCAGGGGTGTGAGCTTCTCCGCCAAGGTCAAGCCCAAATCAAGGACATCAAGAAAGCGGTTGGCGAGGCTCAGGCTTTTGTTAACGAGGCCAAGTCTCTTTGGACGACTCTCAAGACATTTTGGCAATCTCTTTTTGGTGGTGCAGCGAAGCCGACCCCTACGGTCAGTAAACCTGCCGACAAACCCGCAGAAGTTCAGCGGGTGGAGAAAAAGGCAAATCGCAGACAAGCAGAGCCTGAACTGTCCTACGAGGAGTTCCAAGCCCAAGCCATCCACGAAATCTGTGAGCAACTCAAGCGGTTTTTTGAGATCAAACGCCAGCTTCATGAGTACTGCAAACAGTTGGAAGAGGACTCGAAAACTACAGCAGACATTGAAGGAGCAGCGTTAGATCGGATACAGATCGAGATGCAGTTGGAGCAAATGACCGTGCAGATTCGAGAGACCATGATCTACACACCCAAGGAGATTGGGTTGCAGGCGATCTACAGTCGGTTCTTGAGGATGTACGATCAGATTTTGGAAGAGCGTGAGTTTGACCGACAGTTGAAGCGCAAGCAGGAACGAGACGCAGCATGGCAACGAGAATACCGCCGAGAGCTTCTTCTGGCCAAACTGGGCTACGCAGTGGTAGTAACGGTAATGGCGATCTGGATGATGGGACTGTTTTCCGTTCTATGAAGGAGTTTCTGTTTTGGGTCACGATTGTCACGCTAATCATCTTCATCATGTTTGCCTTGTTTCTGGGCATTCTGTATGTAGACAAGCAGATCAAGAAGGCCGAGGCGTTAATAATTCGTATTGAAGAAAAGGAAAAGAAAAGTGACCGAAGAAAAAAAGACCCTGACCCGGAGTGAGCTTGAGATTATCATCAAGCGCCGTGCGGCCGTTCTTCTCATCATTCTGGCTGCGCTAGTAGCCGTAAACAGTTTCTTCAAAGACAGTAACTCTGGCCGGATCATGAAGGACATCATCGCCGCCAATAATCAGTGGGCGTGGTATCAAGCCAAGAACGTCCGCGCCGCCATCTACAAAACGACTGCCGACCTGATCGACGACCAGAAGCTAGTCCAGCACTACCACCGGGAAGCCCAGCGGATGCAGGTGGACATGGAGCAGATCAAATATGTGGCCGAGGCGTTTGAGAAAGAACAAAAAGAATTGCAGGCCAAGGCCCCGTTCTACACTTACTCTGCAATGCTGATGCAGTTGGGTCTGGTGTTGTCCACGGCTGCCATTCTTGCCGTTTCGATGCCTTTGTTTTACTCTGCGGTCGGGGTCGGTTCCTTTGGGGCCATTCTGTTCGCAATAGCTTTGGGGATGTAAATGCTGCCAATCGTCGCGGGGATCGTATCCAACCTCATTAACAATGGGATGCACAAGGTGGCCGATCAGGTCATGGAGCAGGGTGTTGAAGCTGTCGAAAAGAAGCTCGGCATCCAGCTAAAACCAGAAGGTCAGGCCGACCCAGAGTACAACGCCAAGCTCTCAGCCGAGGCAATGAAACACGAGGAGTTCATGGCCGAGTTGGACGAGAAGTCCCGCCAGCGTGCGACCGACATGCAGATGGCAGCGATGAAGTCCGATGACCCGATGGTCCGACGCTTTTTGTACTACTTCATCTCCCTGTGGTCGATCTTCTCGGTGGCGTTCATTCCGTCCCTCATCTGGATGCCGATCCCTGAGCAAAATATGCGGTTCGCCGACACCATCCTAGGCTACGTGCTGGGTACGGTGATTACCGGTATGTTCGCCTTCTTGCTAGGTTCGAGCCAAGGTAGCCGCCTGAAGGACGAGAAGAAATGATCCCACAAAGCCCCCTCCTCGTAGCAGCGGGCGTGAAAGAGCCCGACAAATGGCTTGAGCCGGTCATCGAGACCTGCGTTGAGTTTGAGATCAACACCAAGGAGCGCATCGCTGCGTTTCTTGCCCAGTGCGCCCACGAGTCTGGGGGGTTCACCATGTTGCAAGAAAACCTGAACTACCGTGCCGCAACGCTTGCCGCTTGCTGGCCTCCTCGGTTTGCGGTGCAGGAGCAAGACCCCAACAGACCCGGAAAGACCCGCGCCAAGAAAGACGCGAAGGGCAAGTTCATTCCGACCAAGCTCGCCGAGTCCATAGCCGGTAAGCCGGAGTTGATCGCCAACCTTGTTTACTCGTCTCGTATGGGCAACGGGCCTGCTGAGTCAGGTGAAGGTTGGAAGTTTCGCGGACGCGGGCTTAAACAATTAACCGGAAAGTTTAATTATGAAAAGTGTGGCGCTGCCCTTGGCGTCGATCTTGTGTCTAACCCTGATCTGCTATTGGAGCCAAAGTTCGCTGCCCGATCTGCTGGATGGTTTTGGAAGTCTAATAACCTCTCCCAGTTTGCCGACGCTGGCGATCTGGAAGGCATGACCAAGAAGATCAACGGGGGCCTGATTGGCATCGACGATCGCAAGGCAAGATACGCAAAGGTACTAGCCGCAATCGGCTAAACGTAGGAAAATCCAGCCATGCCATTGCAGAAAATCCTCTTCAAGCCGGGTGTCAACCGGGAGAACACGCGCTACACCACCGAGGGCGGCTGGTACGAGTGCGACAAAATCCGTTTCCGCCAAGGCAACCCAGAGATCATTGGTGGCTGGCAACGCATTTCTGCAAACACCTATCAAGGCGTCTGCCGTTCAATGTGGAATTGGGTGACGCTTGGGTTTTTGAACCTGCTTGGTGTTGGTACAAACCTCAAGTTTTACATCGAGCGTGGCGGGGCGTACAACGACATTACCCCCCTGCGTGCCACATCAACAATCAACAACAACCCGTTTGCGCTTACCGCTTCCACAACTGTCACAGTGACTGACACGGCGCATGGCTGCGTAACTGGGGATTTTGTCACTTTTAGTGGTGCTGTGGACATTGGTGGTGTGGGTACAAACGTGACGGCTGCGGTGCTCAACCGTGAGTTTCAAGTCACCGTAACCAGCCCAAATACTTACACCATCACAATCTCTGTGACCCCCAACGCTACGGCAATTGCTGGTTCTCCCGGTGGCGGTGCGTCAGTTGTGGCTGCATACCAACTCAATGTTGGACCTGAATTCGCTATCCCGTTTGTGGGCTGGGGCGCAGGTACGTGGGGTAGTGGCGAGTGGGGTATTGGCGGCACATCCAACACAAACTTGCGCTTGTGGAATCAGATGAACTATGGCGAGGACTTGGTGTTTGGCCCTCGCGGCGGTGGCTTGTACTACTGGGATGCGACAGGGGGCTTGACTGCCCGTGGCGTGCTTTTGAACAGTCTTGGCGGCACGGCCACCATCACGATTGCTTCTCCCGCCGTTGTTACCTCCACGGTGTTATATACCGAGGGCGCAGCAATCTCTTTCTCCACAACCGGAGCACTGCCGACTGGGATTACCGCAGGTACGACCTACTACGTGTACAGCGTAGATGGGCTGACGTTCCAGCTTCTGGATTCGACAGGTGCTGTAGTCAACACATCAGGCACTCAGTCTGGCACTCACACCATCACGCCAGTTGATATTCCGTTGGTTCAAAACAGTTTGACCATCTCGGACACTTCTCGATTCATTCTTGTGTTTGGCACAAACGACTACGGCTCCAGCACGTTGGACCCGATGCTGATTCGCTGGTCAAACCAAGACGACCCATACAACTGGACGCCCAACGCCACAAACCAAGCGGGCAGCATTCGACTTTCACATGGCTCGGAAATTGTCACCACGGTGCAGACCCGTCAGGAGATTTTTGTTCTGACGGATTCCTCTTGCTATTCGCTTCAGTACCTTGGTCCTCCCTACGTGTGGCAGTCTCAACTGCTTGGCGACAACATCTCTATCGTCGGTCCGAACGCTGCCGTCATTGCGTCTGGTATTGTTTACTGGATGGGCGTGGACAAGTTCTACAGCTATGACGGGCGCGTGCAGACCCTGAATTGTGATCTGCGCCGCTATATCTTTTCCGACTTCAATCAGTCTCAAGCCGCGCAAGTTTTCTGTGGCACAAATGAAGGCTTTAACGAAGTCTGGTGGTTCTACTGCTCCAAGAACAGCACCACAATCGACAGGTATGTTGTTTACAACTATCTCGAAAAAGTTTGGTATTACGGCACACTGGCTCGTACGGCATGGCTGGATTCCGGGTTGCGTGACTACCCCCAAGCGGCTACCTACAGCCACAACATTGTCAATCACGAGCAGGGGCTCAACGACAACGAGACAAGCACTGAGACAGCGATTTCGGCGTACATCTCGTCGTCGGAATTTGATATTGGCGACGGTCACAACTTTGGGTTTGTTTGGCGTATCTTGCCTGATCTGACATTTGAGAACTCCGCCAACGAGCCAACCACAAACGACGCGCCTCGTGTCACCATGACGTTGTATGGGCTGTATAACTCGGGTTCGGGGTCGATCGACAACGCTTCGGCAACGGTGTCCAAGGGCGCATCTTATGTCATCACCGAAGAATTCACTGGGCAGATTTACACCCGTGTACGTGGTCGCCAGATGATCTTCAAAATCAATTCAAACCAGATCAACACGGCATGGCAGCTTGGCGCGCCCCGTATTGACATCAGACCGGATGGACGTCGGTAATGGCTCGCATCATCAATCCAGCAGTACCCAACCTCCCGTTGGGTCCGGAGCAGTATGAGCGCCGGTATCAGGATCAGTACTCCAACGTTTTGCGCCTGTACTTCAACCAGCTTCGCAACTCGCTGGGGCTTCTTTTGGGGCGGCTTGGTGGGCAGTATCTGGAAAACCCTTACATCGCTGCGAGCAACACCGTAGACCACACGCTTGCCACAATTGACACTCCAACTCTCGTCACATTTGATTCTGCCGATTTTGAGGTTGGCGGGTATGTAGTCCCAAACGACGGATTCCACGTGACACAGGGCGGCATATACAATTACGCATTTAGTATTCAGTTTGAGAACGCTGACACCCAAATTCACGATGCGTATGTGTGGCTGCGAATAAACGGAGTTGATGCGCCGTGGACCGGAAGTTTTGCGTCAATCACGTCTCGGCACGGCGGGGTTAATGGGTACAACATTGTGGCGGCTAACTTCTTTGTG